TCCCAATCACTTCCCCAACTGGCTGTCCTTGATCCTGTACCATCCTGAGTCAGAAAGATAGAACCACACTGACCAGCGGTATCATTAGAAGGATTAGCAAAGGTAATGTTATGCGCCATAGTGCATGAGAAGTTATTGGAGTTAGCCATGTCAATCGTGACTGTGGTTGCTGATGTAAGCGCTGTAATCTCTCCACGCTGTCCTGCTGTCCATGTGTTAGCAGTACCAACTGCGGCTTTAGCGTCTATCTGAGTCTGAGCATTAGAACTAAGAGAGTTAATGTACTGGAATTCCGCATTAGATACAGAGCCATCTGCAAGTTTGGCGGCATCTATTCCGGTTGCTACCATAGAGTTTTCTACAGCAGTGCTGGCAATAGTTACTGCACCTGTGTTAGCCATCGTCACATCACCGCTAAGAGCGGCGGCAGTGAATCCAGTACCATCACCTATAAGGATTTGTGTATCCGCTACAGCCTTGTCAGATGGATCACCGCTTGAGTTAGCGTCCCTAACCTTAACAGTGTTTGCGGCCATGTGAGCCAGTTTAGCGTTGGTAATTGACTCATCTGCCGCAGAAACAGCGGCCCACGCTACACCATTAGTAGCGCTGGAGTCGGCTGTTAGTACAAGATCATTAGAGCCTACAGGAAGTCTTGTCTCAGAGTCTACCGTGTTGTAGACAAGGAGGTCACCCTTGGTAGTAAGTTTATCGTCACCAACAATTGATACCATCTGCCACTCATTAGATGTGGTAGAGTATTTCATGTACTGATCGTTAGTGGGAGCGGTAGAAGTTACTGATTTTCCTTGAATCTTCGTTACAGTAACAGCACCGGCATTAGTCATAGTAGCGTCGCCGGATATAGCCGCCGCTGTAAACCCGGTTCCATCACCAATTAATATCTGAGTGTCTGCAACAGTCTTGTCTGACGGTACTCCACTAGAGTTTGCATCTCGTACCTTAACTGTATTAGCGGCCATGTTAGCCAACTCAGCATTAGCAACTCCTTCATCCTTAATCGTTACCGCACCAGAGGATACAGTAAAGTTATCAGTAGAGAATGAGGCTACACCTTTGTTTGACGATGTGGCTTCTTCTGCCGCGATTGTAAGCGTCGTGCCTGTCGCTGAAGTATCAATACCTTCTCCACCAGTAACAGTAAGACTTTCTGAATCAAGATCAACGTCGATAGTACCGCTGTCAGAGATAAGGTCCAAGTCCTGCGCTGTAACTTGTGAATCAACATACGCCTTGATCGACTGTTGAGTGGCAAGTTTAACAGCAGAATCAGAGGACATATCATCTTCATCTTTGATTCCTGTTACAGTGGCTCCATCTCCAGCCACATTAAGAGTGCTGAACTTGCCAGTAGACGCTGAAGTTGCTCCAATCGTAGCGCCATCAATAGTTCCTGCATTAATGTCTACACTGTTGCTTGTCTCTGGATCAACCGCAAGAGTAATCCAAGCATCATTGGCTTGGTTTCTGATCTTAAGTACATTGTTTGAAGTGTCTAGCCAGACCAATCCTGTTGATTGCGCGGCGTTTCCGCTAACAGTAGGCGCTGAAGACTTAGTAATAATAACCTGAACAGCCTGATCCGGTCCCGCATCATTTGTACCTGCTGGAAAAGTTTTCTTTAATACGTTTTTAAGCAAACGTAAATGGTCATCGCCTTCACTTACGTTATCACTTGATAGCGGATTTGCGCTATTTAAATTTGTAATATAATTTCCAGATTCAATACCCATAATTTATATCCTAATAATATCCAGAGGTGTTCATCACCCTTAATTCAGAACCGGAGTGTCGATCTTTATCATCCTGTTCCTGTAAGTCAGCAATAGCCTGTCTCAATCCTCGCTCCCATATTGGGATACGTTGATCGTTCATAAGGAATGGCTCTGCCTGTAGTAGAGTTCCATACAAATAAACATCAGGCGCGTTAAGTATAATCCAGTTAGTTGTAGTTGTGTCACTAAGACTGTCAAACTTCTTATAATAAGTCATTACATAATCATAAGCCGCATCTGGAGTAGGACCAAAATATATCTGATCTCCAATTATACTGTATGCGCTAGGCTTTCCAGAGGAACTACCAGCCCAGATTCTATACAGCATCTCTGGAGTCATATACTGCACAGAGGTGATAGGGCTTGTATCTAGGTGAATCTCTCTCATCTGGACATATCCAGTAGGTAGATCGTAAGCCTTTGTTCCTCCGACAGTAGCCGTAGTTACAATAGTCTCCATAGGTCTAATACGCAACACCCTATTAAATACCGCTTCATTAAGTGCAATGAATTCAGGTATCCTGTCAGACAGGTCATCCCTATCTAACCAGTTAGCAACTGCCGTCTGAAGAGTTGAGTACGAATTAATAGCCATTAACTATTCTTGCTCTTAAACCAGACTTTGTTGTTAATAATCGGTAACTGATTGTTACCAGAAAATGTAGGCTGATATAACCACATGATTAAATCCTCGTAGGTGTGGTCCTGAGAAACTTGTTATCAGGATCGTTTAAATACTTTGCTAATAGTTTTTCATCTTTTTCAATAGCGCCGTTTGTTTCTTTTAGCCATAGTTCCCAGATGTTTAAAGGAATAGTAGCCGCTGTAACTGCGCCATCAGTATATCTTCCAGAGGCTTTGCCGAATGTAAGTTTGTCGCCATAGTTAATCAAGTCTAACTTATTCTTTTCTATGATAGGCTGTACATCTTGGTAAGTATTAATAGTTGCAGTGCCGTCAGTATTAATATCTAGTTTCCAAGGCCGTGAGTCTGGAGTATCATAGTTCCATCCTGAAGAGTTCATAACGGCATCTCACCTCTATCAGAGCAAATCTCTTTAAATTTATTGTGAACATTCTTTGCATGAAGTTTAGCGTCTATAGGTTTCTTTTCTGTTCTAGTAGACTCTTTAGAATTTAAGGCTTTCTTAAGTTCTTTTTTAGTAACCATGATATCCTTTTCTCTAAACCAAAAAGTTAAAATCCATTTATCTCCGTCTTCAGGAGGTAAACCCATGTGTAAAGATGCAGGATGAGGAATCTTATTCTCATCAAGATTGCCGAACATAAGAACTCGACCCTGCTTTGCTTGTACTGCAAGTCCCAAAACAGGAAAAACTGTGCCACCACCATCTTGTACGTCATTCAAGTACGAAACTATAGTGACACAGCGATTCCCACCTTCTTCAACTTTTGAAGACTTTGGCATTTCTCCCATTTCATCTGGAAGAAAAGCGTCGTAGTGAGGTTTATACTCCTGACCCGGCTGATACCTTTGAATAGAAACAGGTTCCAACCGGGTAGGAGGTAGACCACACATATCGGATAACGCTTCAATAACACCGTCTAGTACATCATTGTCACCGTAACTGAAGAAAGCACCTTTACTGGTTCTAACTTCATCTTGGATATAAGACCCATCACGGTTTATAAGATTATCGCCAAGCCCTTTTTTCTCAGCAAGGCTAACCATGTGTTCACATAAAGCAGGTGAAAGCACATTATCTTCAACAACAATACTAGGAGTGTTATTGTATTTAATCATTAAGCGTCTTTGACTCCGATGACTGCGGCGTTTGCCAAACCATTCTTAGCACGAAGACCGTATTCAGCAATCATCAACTGCTTGATGCTGTCACCGGTTTTAGCCAAGGTTTCGGTCTGGAACGGACGCAGGTAATCAACTGACCAGAAATCATAGTCAACGAAGAATAGCATATCAGCCAACATCAGACGGCTGGGTACAATCTTCAGAGTACCAAAGTCAGTTACAAGAACATCAACGGCGTTGACCGCAGTTCCCTGAGTTGCTTTATCATGGTTAGTAACCAGATCAGCAATGACAGAACCGCCTAGCGCACTAATCTTCTGCTTGAGATCAGCCGGGGCCAAAATCGTTGAAGGCTCTCCACCAAGGGTGAAGCAACGCTCCATAGCAAGATTAATCATCGCCATCGTCAGGACAGCCGAAGTACCGAAAGATGCAACAGTAGTTCCATCCGGGCCGACAGCAGGAGAACTGCCGCCGTTATTGACAACACCAACAACAGGAGAAGCCGAACCAAGAATAATGTTCGATGTTCCTGCTGAAGTCGTGCCAAGCCAAGACATTACAGCCGCCGTCTTACGAGCCGTTCCAGCCGCTCCAGCGACCTTCACATCGTTAGACAGTAGCATCTTTTCCATGTCACGCTTAATTTCTTTTGCGCGCTTTGCGAGTTGGTAAGCCTGAGATGACTTTCGGCCCGCAAAATCGACAGCCTCTGCCGTTCCACTGGATTGCACTGCTTTGTATGAAATTTGACAATAATTCGTCAAGCGAACAGGCTCTGAAACTGCAAGAGCGCTCATGCTATCGTCGCCTTCTAACTGCTGGTTAGCGGCGGCGGCAGTTAGAGAATCAGTCTGCCACTCAAACAAGGTATTGTCAGCCGACCCTTTGCCTACGCCAGACAAAAACGGCGTATCCATTGGGCTAATATTATAAATGATATTACTCAGGTCTTCACGGATACCAATAGCACCGTAAGTCGTCCGAGTATTTGTTGCGATTGCCATAAAATGACTCCTTTGTTATTATAGTTCTACGAAATCTTCAAACAGACTTGCGGCATCTTCCGCTCTTCCGGTCTGCTGTAGACGTTTCATTTGTTTGGTACGCTTTGCTTTATCAGCATCAACCTTTCCTGCTTTAGCCTTTCCACGAATCACTTTAGGTTTGTTCTTAACTTTCTTAGACCTTACAGTGTTTTGTTTCTTCTGCATATCTTCATATGCTTTGGCTTGCATTAGTACAAGGATTGACCTGTGATCGACAAGTTGGCTTAACTCTTCCTGTGTGTATCCCTTAGTAAGTGCAAACTCCGATACTGACTTGGCTATTGCCTGACGTTTATCGTCTTCTGCCCACTGAGGTATAATACTCACCATCTTTTGATGCTCTTGCTGAACAATGCGTTGATGTTCTTTCTGAGCCTCTGCTTGCGATTCCTCTTGGGCTTTAGCCTGAGCCTGTTGTAGAGACTGAATCTGATCCTGAGCCTGACGGTAATCATCACGCTTGGTTAGGTATTCTTCTCTATCCTCGACTTTAAGCCTTTCCCAATCAACATTCTGGAATTGTGCTAGATGTGAATAGTTAGTTTCAATTGCTTGCGCGACAGCGCTAACGTACTGTTCTCTGGCTTGCTGAGTCTGAGCAATTTCGCTCTCATAGTTCTGTACTGCTTGATCTATTTTGTTTCGATATTCTGCAAGTTGCTGAGTTTTCCTTGTGTAATCCGCTTGTCGGGAGTAGCCTTTGACGAGTTCTTCTTCCGTGACTTCATGTTCTTCTCCGTCTACTGTTACAGTATAGAGAATTGTCTCTTCCGAGTCGTCTTCAACTTCTTCTTCATCGGATTCCTCAGATTCATCATCCTCAGAAATTTCATCGGTTTCTTCAACCTCTTCTTCAATTTCATCTGATGTTTCCTCTAAAGCGTCTTCAGTTGTTTCTTCAGACGGCGGTGCTTGCTCTTCCTCTTCCGGTTTCTCTAACGAGTCCATGAGTCCGAGTATAGCGCCTTGGGCTTCGGATATACTACCGGGTGCTTCAGGTAGTTCACCTGCTAGTTGTGGGGCTGTTTGCGTATCCACCATAATAATCTCCTACAGTTGGTATTCCTTTAGTTTCTTCGCCATATCTCCTGTTTCAACAATAGAAGTTATATGTAAACGTATCCGCTCAAGGAGTCTTAATGACAACCAGATTTGTTCTCTGGCTTCTAGTTCACTGACTCCTGAAGAATGCCAAGAGTTCAGTAAATTCTTTTCTAGTGTTTCAAATGCTTCGTTAAATAGTTTATCAGTGAGGAGGCGTTTAGCGTGTTCCTCTCTTAGTTCGTTGCTCATATTTATCCTATAGCAATTGGTCTTTTCTGTTCTGCTTCAAGTTGTAATTCGGCACTCTTTAGTTGAGCCTCGACTGCCGCTTCTGCGGCATCCTGCTGAAGTCTCTGCTGTTTCAACTGTATATCAGCCGCTTTGATTTGAAGTTCCTGTTGTTTAATCTGCATCTCCATCTGCTTTTCTTGTTCTGCCGGATCAGGTTGTGGAGGAACCATCTCTGGGTTAGTTAAGAAATCATCTACATTCTGGAAGCCCATGTTCTTTATAAGTGCGGCTCCCATATTGTAAAGATTCTTTTCATTAACAATGTTAAGTCCACCACGCATTGCATCACCAGCAAACTGCATCATGGTAGTCAGGTGCATCAACTGTTGGTCACGATTACCGTTACCAATACCTACGGCAACTGTGCAGTCCATTTTGTCACGCCACATATCAGGACGGACAGGAACCCACTTGTTGCGTAGTTTGACTACACGCTCATGGTCTTGATTCTTAAGTACAAGTTCGTAAATGCAACGCATCAAATCTCTTACACCAGTTTCGGCAAAGCATCTTGCTATTAACTCTACTCTGGATTGAGCGGCTGTCATTGTAGCGTTTACTGCGGTAGCCGTAGTGTGTGAGGTTAGCGCATTGTCGTTAAGACCTTGGCTGTATTTGTTTACTCCGCTTCGTGACTCTCTCTGCTCGTCTAGGTAACCTAGCATCTGGAATGAGGAAGGCTCAAGTTGTGGAGTTGCTAACGGCATAATGGCGTTGGGTGACTTAACTCGCACCACACCGCCCGGACGTTGGGATAGCAAATCATCCAGATTCGCTTGGCCTTCAAGAACTGCGTACCTACCAAAGTTCTGGTTGTACATATTGTCCATGAGATTCCGCATCAACGTACTCTTAATGAGTTGTAAGTCCATGATAAGGTCTGCAATAGACAGCCCAAAGAACTTGTGAGGAATCTTTACTGGAGTAATACTGACGAATGGAATCTTGTCAATAGGATCATTGGCTAATACTTTACTGCCTACTGAGCAAACCTTTCTTAACTCGGCAATACCATCACCGTCGTAATCTGTTTTCAGGAATGACTCATGCAACCAGTAAGTCTGTAAAGCCTCCTCGTCATCAGGAGAGCCCCAGCCGCTAAAGTAATCAGCAGACTTATCAAACTCATAACGGCTCAATCTTTCTGAAGAGAAAGCCGCCATGTCATCATCACCACTACCCATCTCCTGTGGATCAAGGTCTTCATCAGGATACATCAGGCGTAACTCTGATAAAGTTTTCTTTACACGATGACAAACAAACCTAGCGTCCTGAATATCTTTTGCTTCACGGCTTATAAGGAATTCATCGGGAGCAACATTCTCAATCTTTACTCTACCTGTATACTCTGTGCGTTTAATAACAACGTCATGCTTTGCGCCGTAGTCATCTACATAGGGAGTATGCTCCATAATCTCAACGTCAGGAGACATAACCAGTAAGTTAAATTCCTGCTCATCAAGACCATTATACTCTTCACGGTTCCAGTCTTCATACTCATCCCACCAGACTTTTACGATACCATTCTTCTGAAGGAGAGCATCAGTGAACCATGAATATAGGATTTCCCAACCGTTGTTATCTTTGGTAAAGATATGATTGACGTAATCAGTGGCCTGTTCTGCCGCTTCTACATCCTCTGGTCCATGAGGCTCAAACGAAACCATTTCTTCACCACTGGCGAACACACGCATCAGCGACGGTTTAATCCATTCAATAGTATCCATAACAGAAGAGTCAACGTACTGGCTCCTGCCTTCTACTTCGTTACCAAATGGAAGAGCATAGTAGTAATCCATAGCAGTCTCTCTCTGCTTGGATATAGTATCACTATAACCTAGAGCATCAGAGATTTCTCCCTGAACTCTGGATAATAGTTCTTCGTCTGTTGTATTAGATGATGCCATATTGTTTATATTCTATCTCGTTTGTCCAAGTTGGATCACTGCTAGATACAGCGAATCTCCGTGATAATACTGCATACCGTGTGGCGCTCATAAGATCGTCCTTGAATGGGACAACCTTACCGCCTTTTCTGTGATACATTCTAAATTCTTCAAACCAATCTGCAAGAGTATTAAACACATGGAATCTACCCTGCTCCATGTACTGCAACATATCCATCAGACCTTCTTCTACTGAATTACCGCCTTTGTTATGACCTAGTGCTGGAGGATTGGTGAAGTGTTCCAACATCATATTGCACCCAAGGCTCCTGTATTGGTCTGCAAGACCCGGATTACCCATGCTGTCTCTCCTATTGCCATCGTGAGGATACGCAATAGGGACGCTCTCAGAGCGTGTCCTGATGGATGCGGCGTGTACTGACGGTGATGCTTTGGATTGTCTATAACAATCGTAAATATACAGTTCATCCTCGTCTTTGTCCCAGGCAACCCACACTACAGCGGTAGGATGGTCCCATCCGAAGTCTATTCCTGCTATTCTGGGCCAGTGATCCTCTAGTTGTACAGGATCAATCATCAATTTGTCTTCCTGTACCGGGAAAACAAGGCCAGAACCAATGCTGGGACGGCCATATCGCCTCATTTCTCTCTCATGTGGGGAGTAACTAGAGAGAATCTGGGTCATAACGTCTTCATTTAGATGACCTTGACCGCCTTTTAAGGACGTAACCTTCTCACTAGCGTCATCCCATGTAGCATTTGTAAGGCTCTGACCATGCTGTAGGTTGTTCATAAACGATGCAACAGTCTCAGTCATGCCTGATTCTGGTGTAAATGTCATGTATACCATGCCTTTACGGTCCAGAGTACGGGTCACAGCCTGTGAGTATAACTCTCTAGACG